TTAAACATGTGAATTTGCTTGAAGAACTTCTTGAAAAGCAAAGGATTATGTATACTCGTTTAATCCTTTCTGATGATCCAGAAGCGATTCGCATGAAAAAACAAATTATTGAATCCGCAATTTTGATGGGACTTCCTGAAAATGTTGACATGAATGTGATCTTTGCTAACATGAGTAAAATGATCAGCGTCATGCGTGGTCAGATTGACAAAGGCGAAGTTTCCTGATATAGTAACAGGGTACACAAAAACCAAATCCATCAAATACGAGGTAATCCGAATGTCTTTTGCTGCTCTTAAAAAACAATCTTCTCTCGGTAATCTGACTCAGAAACTGGTCAAAGAAGTAGAGAAGATGAGCAATACTACCAGTGGTGCAGATGAGCGTCTCTGGAAACCAGAACTGGATAAGACTGGTAATGGTTATGCTGTGATTCATTTCCTGCCTGCACCTGAGGGTGAAGATCTTCCTTGGGCAAAGGTATACTCTCACGCTTTCCAAGGTCCTGGTGGTTGGTATATTGAGAACTCTCTGACCACGATTGGTCAGAAGGATCCTGTGGGTGAATACAACCGCGAACTTTGGAATACTGGAAGCGAAGCAAACAAAGAAGTTGTGCGTAAGCAGAAGCGTAAACTGTCTTACTATTCAAACATCTATGTTGTGCAAGATAATGCCAATCCTTCAAATGAGGGTAAAGTATTTCTCTTCAAATACGGCAAGAAGATCTTTGATAAGATCATGGCATCGATGCAACCTGAGTTTGAAGATGAAACTCCTATCAATCCTTTTGATTTCTGGCAAGGTGCTAACTTTAAACTGAAAATCCGAAAGGTTGACGGCTATTGGAACTACGACAAGTCTGAGTTTGATCGTGTTTCTCCGCTGCTGGATGATGATGATGCTCTGGAAGCACTTTGGAAAAAAGAATACTCACTCGATGAGTTTGTTTCTCCTTCTTCATTCAAGACGTATGAGCAACTTGAAGCACGTCTGAAAGATGTTCTTGGTCAAAAGGGTTCTAATTCAAGTTCCTACAATGAGGACGTTGAAGAAGAGGAAGTTGAAGCAAGGTCTTTCACTCCTAAGTTCAATCGTTCCGAAGAATCTGAACTTCCCGAAGAACTGAGTCAAAAAATAAGTTCTCTGTCTCGTTCTGCGGTTGAAGAAGATGACGACGATACTCTTTCCTATTTCCAAAAACTGGCAGACAGTTAATTACTGAAATAGTCTGATATTATCGACTCTCTTTAAGGTTTCACTCACAAATTGGGTGGAACCTTCTTTGTATTCAAGAGCATTTACAAGATCATCAACGATCATACTTACATAGGTGTCTCGAATCAAATAGATATTTCTTTTTGTTTCTTCTTTTTTGATTTCATAGTCCAGATTAGTCACTGGATTTGTAATTCCAGTTTTTATAACCTCAGTGCCAAGACCAGAATCAAAAAATGATACTGAATAATTTGATGGGACTCTAAGTCCTTTTTCTAAGATTCTTAACCCGATCGAATTTAAAACTTCTTCCGTCTCATAATGATGAACTTCGTTCATCTTATCATATGTTCCATATTTTTCAAGAAGAAATGTATCAAACGCTTGTTGAGTTAAAGGCCATTCATTATAAACGTTAGTGATATTATTGGATAAAAGAACCATCCAATCAAAAGTAGGATCATTATAATATTTGTATGCAACATTATCTGGTCTTTCGTCACCAATAATACTGTACTTAGTAAAGTACATCATATTTTGAAAGATTTCATCTCTTATTTTGACTCTTGTAAAAATATTTTTTGAACGAATATATTCCGATAGTTTTGCATTCGGAAAACGATTGACATACTCAATATCTGGAATTGATCGAAAGTAGTATGCCATCTTAGTAACCTATTGGATGAGTATCATAATCCTTATCGTAGATAGGATCAAGTTCTACAAATTGTAGAATCATACTATAAGCAGTCATTGTGTTATCAGTGTCTCCAAACGTACTGTAAGTTCCTGCTGGGGTATAATTAACACTGCAATTTTGAAGCGCACAAATTTTTATTTGATTTAAAGATTTGTGGACTTTCCCTTCTCCATTCATATACTTTATTTCAAAAATATTTGGAGATTTTAAGAAAAGAGACTCAGTTGTTTTTGGTGCCATATTTTTCTTAAAAGCGTTTATAATTTTTTTAATTTCAGTTGCTTCCTCTGGACTTCTTGCTGACATAAAAAAACTAAAATTAAAAGTTCTCAATGTTGGTCCAGTAAACAGGAGTTCTAAGTTAGGATTCATAACTTCTCCTGAAAATCTTGAACGTAAATTTGCACCAAGAGCATTCTCTAATAGTGCTGTTGATACTAACCTACCAGCAGGAGTTTGTCCGTCTTTGGTCTGACCAGTTGCTTTTTTTATTGCAGCTGAAATATAAGATGCACTTTTTCTTACTCCGCCAGTTGTCATGAACTCTAAACCGGCATCAGCTGCTGCTACTTTAATAAAATCTAATCTATCGTCTTGCCAATCTACAAGGTTTTGATCCGAAATTGTTGATTGGATTGGTAAAGCGATTGTTCCTTTTGGTGCTCCTTTTCTTGCAGTTACAGTTGCGAAGGTATCAGCGATAGTGACCGCACTGCCCTTGTATTCGAAGATTGAAAATCGTATATAATCACTCTGAAAATTACCCGAATTGAGTTGTCTCTTTGGGTATCGTAAATTCTCTGCCATTTTATGAGGTTTTTGTTTTATTTATAGTGATGTTTTGAAATTACGATATGGAACTGCTCGAAGTTTTCCAACATCTTCGCTTGGAATGATGTGTAAATATCCAGCAACTTCCACCCATGTATAGTTTCTCATTGCACCCCAATGATAATTGAGAGCTTTGAATCCCCATTTCTCAACAGAGAAAACAGCAACTAACGGATATTCATCATATATGATGTCTGATGTTTTTGGAGAGTAAACAAAAGTATAATGTTTTCCAACTTCTGGTATCAGTTCAGTCTCATTGTAAATTTCCATAATATCAAGCATGATATCGTCTGGATCTAATTTTCTATCAATTTTTTTAGATAGTAGATCAAATCTTGCTGACATTTTATTTGATACCTAATTCTTTTTCTGTGATTACTTTAAATTCTAATAATCTATCTTTACACCATTCTTGTGCAGCAGTCCACTTTGCTTGATTGATGGCGTATGTTTTTGTTTCATATATGAACGACTTGGTGACTCTTTTTCCTTGTTTTGGTGGTCGAGTTTGTTTATCTGGCTTTACTTCAATCACATATCTTTTTATAGATCCATCTTTATGTCTAACTTTAATGATGAAATCTGGATAATAACGATGAATCCGATTATCAATTGGAGATATGTAAGGTATGAAGAATTCTTCCGATCCATATTCTAAGATGTTGATGTTCTGATCGCACCATCTCAAAAATTTCAACTCCCATGAACTTCTATAAATGATATTATTAACATTTCCAAGGTACTTTTCAGGGTTTTGTAAATGAAATCGTCCTTGCCTGAATTTACCTTCCTCTCTCATGCCTACATATAATATAAAGGGAACAGTAGTATTTAGATGGCAGCACCAGTCGCTAAACTCATGAGTGAGATTAAAACAAAACTGCTTAATCCCTCACTCACTTCACATTATGCGGTTGAAATACAACCTCCTTCTTGGAAAGCACCACAAAAGTTTTACTCGAATGCATATCTTCAAGATATCATAAATTTATCCTGCTCAGAAGCTTCTTTGCCTGGTTCTGCTTTAATGACTCATGAGTTAACAGATGATTATATTGGAGTCACTGAAAAAATTGCATATAGAAAGTCATATGACGACAGTTTAAGTCTCACGTTTTATGTAAATCATGATCATGCTCAAATAAAATTTTTTGAAGGATGGATTCGTTATATTGCTGGTGAACCAATGGTTGGTGAATCCACTTCTAGTACTGTTGAATTGTCCACATACAATCATAGATTTAGATTTAGATCTCAATATGCTTCAACAATTTACATCAATAAATTTGAAAAAGATTATGGATCTGTTTATACAAGATATAAATTCTTAGATGCATATCCTGCTTCAATTAATTCAATGTCTCTGAGTTATGATTCATCACAACTTTTAAAATGTACAATAAACTTTAACTTTACTCGTTATCTTCTTAATCCAGTTAACGCTCCTCGTCCAACAGAACCAACACCGACAGCACCGACACCGACAGCACCGACACCAACTCCACCACAACCATCTGATACTTCTAAAACGTCTATTGTGGTCACAAATGAATATTATAATAATGGTATTATAAGGTCTGTTGACGGTAGTGGAAACATTCAATTTAAGCAAGGACCTGGACAAAAACCACAGGATGCAACGAACTTTACTCTTTCCGATTTTGCATAAAAAAAGAGGGTCTTGATAACCCTCACTGTTTTGATGAAAATTCTGGGGCAAATCCTTCACGAATATCAGCTGATGGTGTTGGAATAATCATTGCAATTAGATAAACTATCGCAAGTAATAAAGCGTAAGAGATGGCAGCATATTTTAAGATTTTAATCATCTTTTTTTACCGAACCAATCATTCCAAGAGCACCAGTAACAGCAATTAAGTTTGCCAACAAGAACCAGTTACCCTCAGCAGCAACATTCATTCGATGACGCATTTCTTCATGCTGAGCACCAACAGAGACGGCTTTTTCTAGGGCAACCATATCACGGATTCCCCAAGATCCAAAGTAAGAAGACAAACCGACTCCATAAAGAAAAACAAGACCGAAAAAGATTTGACGCATAAGAGTTGTTTGTTTACTCATATATTATACTGCATCAATTGTCCTAATGGAAAGTAAAGTGGACACTTGACCTTCTGGCACAACCTCTATAAATAATCACACCGAACATTCTATAAGACATCATGCCTTTACCACAAATTGCAACACCATCATACGAGTTGACTTTGCCATCCACAGAACAAAAGATCGAATTCAGACCTTTTCTTGTTAAAGAGGAGAAACTTCTTGTTCTGGCAATGGAAACAGAAGACACAAAGGAAATTACAAGAGCAGTAAAAACTGTTATCGAAAATTGTATTCAAACAAAAGGAATTAAGGTAGAAGATCTGCCAACTTTTGATATTGAATATCTCTTCCTTAATATTCGTGGAAAATCTGTTGGAGAAGAAGTTGAAGTTAATATTATTTGTCCCGATGATGAAGAGACTCAGGTTCCAATAAAGATTAATCTGGAAGATATTAAGGTTAAAAAAGATCCAAAACATACAACCAAGTTTAAGGTTGATGATTCAATCATGGTGGAAATGAAGTATCCATCTCTTGATCAATTTATAAAAGCAAACTTTGATTTCAAAGAAGGAAATCAAATGGATCAATCCTTTGAACTAATTGCTTCATGTGTAGATAAAATCTATACCGAGGAGGAGGCATGGGCGGCTGCTGATTGTACAAAACAAGAAATTGTTGATTTCCTTGAATCAATGAATTCTACTCAGTTTAAAGGTATTGAATCATTCTTTGAAACAATGCCAAAACTCAGTCATGATGTGAAAGTAAAAAATCCAAACACGGGAAAAAGTAGTGTTGTCGTATTGGAGGGTCTTGCCAGTTTTTTCGGTTAGGAATGATCCACATGGATCTGATGAACTACTATGAGTTGAATTTTTCCTTAATGCAGTTCCATAAATATTCTTTGACTGAAATTGAAAATATGATTCCCTGGGAACGGGATATTTACGTCACTTTCCTTAAAAATCATATTGAAGAAGAGAAAATGAAGCAGGAACACGCGAAGCATTCAACATTCTAATGGCAAGTTTTAGGGGTCGTCCACCAAAAAGAAAAGTTACCGTTAGGGGCGGTGCAGTTGATCCCAAAGAGTTTTTTGGTGCTGAAAATTTTGAAAGACTTCGTAAAGAAATTGCTACTGAGGGAACTATTGCTGGTGAGCAATTAACACCCGAAGAGAGAAAGAAAGCCTTTAAAGCAAGTCGAGATAAAGTTGCTTTTAAGAATTTTATAGAAAATTTCTTAGGTGTTGAAAGTGGACCAAAAACACAGGTAGGTCGTGGATCTGGGACTGATGGAACTGGAACTCCACCACCAGGTGGCCCAAGTATTAAAATGTTGCCAGGAACAAGAGTTTCTCCTCTTGCACTTAAACCACCAACAAAAGAAGATCCAGAGGTCATAAAGGTTAATGTAAAAGATGTAACTCTAAAACGAGCAACTGGTCTTTTGGAATCTGATAGTCTTGAAAAAAATGTTAGAGCAATTAGAAAAACTGTTGATTCAATCTTCAACACTCTAAGTGATCAAAATAAGTTCTTTGGCAAACAAGCAGAACTTCAAAGACTAGGGGCAGAAAATAAAAAACGTTCAGGAAAAGAAGAAGAGGTTGAGAAAGAGAAAGATAATAAAATTAAAAAGGCATTTGACAAAACTGTAAAACCATTCAGTAATATACTGGATGGAATTTTGAATTATTTGACTGCTCTCTTTTTAGGAAGAGCGTTTGTTAAATTGATGGATTGGATTGGAGATCCATCAAATCAAGGTAAAATACAAAGTATTGGTAGATTCTTAAAGGATTGGTGGCCAGCACTTCTTGGAGCATATTTAATTTTTGGTAATTCATTTACTAGATTTGCCATAGGATTTATTGCTAAGATTGGAATGTGGACAGCCAGAATGGCAATTTCGGTTGTTCCAAAATTACTCACCGCGATGGCAAAAAATCCATTGTTAGCTGGGGCAGCATTGTTTTCTGCTGGTGCAGTAATACCTAAGCTATTCCCACAAACAGTTGATGAGCAAGAAAGAAAGACCGATAAAGCAGTTGCAGAAAAAGGAACGAATAAAGTAAGAGCAGATCTTGAAAGAAAAGCAAATAATCCAAATTTCTATGAGAGATTAACGGGACAAGACGCAGAGGCAAAAGAGCAACTGTATCGAATGGATACAGGACAAACTAAGTCTTATGGTTTCCGTAAAGGTGGAAAAGTTACCACAGCAAGTGGAACTGATATTAGAGGAGCAGGAGTTGATACTCAGTTGATTGCTGCTCGACCAGGTGAAGTTGTTATTAACAAGGAAACAGTAGATGCATTAGGATCTAATTTCTTCCTGTCATTAAACAAAAAGTATGGTGGTTCTAATGCAAATAAACCTAAACTAGCAAAGAATGTTCAGACTGCTTCTGGTGGTGGATTAGTTCTTCCTGCTTTTGCAAATGGTGGAATGATAGGGGAGGGAAATGAAGTTCCTGCTGGTGGAACTTACATGGGTGAAAGGGGAAATAAACTTAAAAGAATGTATGACAGTATATCTCAACAACCTAGTCAATTTGTATCTAAAAATGTTCAACCTGGTGGTAATATTCATACTGTAGATGAGTATAGAACGCAAAGATACAATGCCCAGAGACAAAGATTTGCAAATCAAAGACAAGGATTTGCACAAGGATTAGCAAATCAAGGACAAAATTTAATTGTACAAGGTCAAAATTATTTAAAAGGAGATAGACTACAAAAAGATGTATCAAAACTTATGCAGTCTGGTACGCAATTTGGTGCTGGACTTTATGATCAAGCATTAAAGGTTGGTAATACTGCATTATCAATTATTCAATCTGCTAATTTGCCGAAGAAAGCAGCACCAGGACCCATAGGTAGACCACAGCAAACCATAGAGAGAACTATGGGTAAGAGTGGATTAACTGACAAAACCAAACCACTCAAAATGATTGAGGATGCTATCAATCGTTTTTCATCAATTGTTGATCCAAAAACTGGACAAGTCAAGATGAATTGGAATCAAAAAGATATAAACAAAGGAGCAAAAGAAGGTGGTAGACCAGAGCAGCAAGGTCCTGCGGGGGATGTTCCAAAAGGATCAGTAGTTCAATGGTTGCATGGAAATCCAAACAGAAAGGGATATGATGCTGACCACGCTGGACAAATTAATGCTCATGATCATTTCAGTTTTAATTCTAGATCTGCCGCTGTTAATGCATTTAAAAAATTAAAATCATCTGGTTATGACCCAAATGAATTTGAGGGATTTGGCCGTGTTGGAGGCCACTCTCCAACTGGTGGGCACTATGGTCCAGTTGGTGGTGAACCAACTTATAGTGATCCAACAGACGGAACTGCATTTGATATACCTTGGGCAACATATGGATCTGGCCCAATTGGAAAAGGAGATTATGATTTATCATATAAAGCAGCAAAGATTGTTGGTGCTTCTGCACAAGTTAAAAAAATGCAAGGTGGTGGAATGGTGGGTCCATCTTGGATGCCATGGAACTGGGGTAAAGTCGTGGAAAAGCATAGATCTTCAAAACCAACAGACTATGCCAATCAACAAGGTCTTGGTGCTAATTGGGC